GAGGGGGATACACTTCATATTCCAACACTTTCAGAATTGAATGTTAGGGATTACGAAGAGGGTCAAGAGGTTGTGTTAGACGACGCTAACACTGGAGAGTTTACACTTAGCATTGATAAATACTATCAGTCTGGATTTATCGTGTATGATAAATTTAAGCAAGATAGTTTCTATGTTAATGAGCTTGTTTCTAATTTTGTTGGAAAATTAACAAGAGCGTTAATGGAAAAGAAAGAAATTGATGTATTGGCACTTCAAGGAAAACAAACTGCTGCAAACTCTAACACAATCAATGGTGCTGCCCACAGGATGCTTGCTTCTGGAACAAATGAGGCTATTACATTAAAAGACATTGCTAAAGCAAAGTTTGCTCTTGATAAAGCTAATGTTTCTAAAGTTGGTAGGGTTGCTGTAGTTGACCCTGCTGTATCATATCAGCTTGTTAATATTGATAATGTTATCAGACAAGACGTATATGGTGCTAATGCAAACATTAAAGAAGGTCTTAGCGGCACTATTTACTTAGGTAGGTATATGGGGTTTGATTTCTTTGAAAGCAATCTTCTTGATACCTATGCTGCTGCTACAAACATTGATGGCAGCTCTTCTACAAACGCAGGTGCTTATAACCTCTTCTTAGGGCAAGACGCTTTTGTAGGTGCTATGAGGGCAATGCCTGAGATTGAAAACTGGAGAGTTCACGAGAAGAAAGGGGATGCATATCATGCTACAGTTAGATATGGTATTGACCTTTATAGACCAGAGGCACTTGTAGTAATTGGTGCTAACAATAGTGCTGTTTAATAAATAAGGAGGACATATATGGCTTACACACCTAAAAAAATCAATAATACAACACAAATTCCAGAAGATATAGCATTTTCTTCTGGTAGTGGTACTAATATTCCTTTTGGTACGACTATCCCTTCAACCGACGATAGCTCTGCTATTAGTGGGTTGGATGCATCACAAGTACAAATTATTTTTGACACATCTTTAAACGCTGGTGCAGGTGGGTTAGCTATTTCACCAATAGGACAAACAACTTATACTGTTACAATAATATAGATAATTTATATCAGGCAAGCAAGTTATATCTTGCTTGTCTGATAAATAAAATAAAAGAGGGTAATAGATGGCTACTAAATATCATGGACAGCTGACAGATGCTGATGGAATACATGAGCCTAAGGGGATAACAACAGCACCAGCTGACTCCATTTATGTTGCTGACGGCTCTGGCTCTGGCTCTTGGAAAGCTCCACACAATATTGTAAATACAACTTTTGGAAATTTGTATTTAACCACATCACCTTCAAGTTTTACAGTTGCTACTGTAGACACAAGATATGATTTTCCAGTAGGGATGACATTAGACACACCTTCTGGTAATTTTTCTTATAATGATACAACTAAAGAACTAACTTATACAGGAACAAAAGATATTGTTATTTTACTTTCTTGTAGTATTTCAATAGCTCTTGTTGGAGCAAGCACACCAACATTAACTTTTGCTATTCAAAAAAATAATGTTGATATAAGTGGGGCTTTTGTAAAAAGAAAGTTTGGTAGCAATGATGTTGGCTCATTAAGTATGCACGCACTAACAACATTATCTAATGGAGATAAAATTAAAATAACATACGAAAGTGATGTTGTTGAAGCGTTTAATATATATAGCACTTCCCTTACTGCTATTGGTTTAATAACTGCCAACGGAGTATAATATGGCAACAACATTTTTGGATATAATAAATAAAGTATTGACAGCTATAGATGCTATGCCTGTTTCTCAAATAGATGATACTGTTGAGAGTGAGCAAGTTGCAGACATAGTAAGAAGAGCTTATACTGAAATATTAACACATAGAGATTGGGACTTCTTAAAGAAACAAGGAACTCTAACCCCAACCTATGAAACACCAAATACAATGTTCTTACCAGAAGACTGTATGAGTGTTATAGTTGTTAAGTATAATAAAAAAGAGATAGCATATAAAGACCCTATTGAATTTAAAAACATGCTCGACAGTAGAACTGGTAGTAATGTAGATGCAAACGGTGCTTACACAGATAAAGACCCTAAATACTATACAACATATGATGGGTTTATTGTTACATTTGATGCCTACAACCTAACTGAAAGTTCTAATTTACTTGAGAGTAAAACATATGTTTATTACATAAGAGAGCCTAATGAGATGTTTGGAGAAGCAGATGAGCCAGATTGTCCATCAAGATTTATTCCAGCACTTGTAGACTACTCAATAGCTATTGCTATGAATGAGTTAAGACAAGATATGAACTCATACGGTATTTATAGAAATAAATATCAAGCACAAATAAGTAGGCTTATAAGACTTGGCACAACATTTAGAGAAGATAAAGATAGATATGATTTAAGTGTAGATTGTGGTAGAAAAAGGAGGTATTAGTGGGACTCTATATACCTGCTGATATAAAAACTAAAAATCCATTTCAAGGAATTATTCAAGAAGGTAGATGGTATAAAGTTCGTGTAGGTGAAAGAAGTTGGATTGATGGTGTATTCAATACACTTCACTCTGCTGAGAAAGCGTTGAGAATGTATATTCAACAAGTAGATAATAAAAATAAAAAGAAGAACAATGGCTAAACAATATACTTTTGCCAATTACTTTAACTTTACTGGTGGGCTTAATACTGACACAAGTATATTCAATACATCTCCAATTGAATGTATTGATATAAACAATGTGTCTATAAATGATGATGGTAGTATTTCTGTTAGAAAAGGTTTAGAGTTTGTTTCAGGCACCCCATTAGAAACAGATGCTACATATCGCACACTTATAACTACCAATAAAGAACTCAACATACTGCCTATTTATTGGAGTGTATATTCTCTTGCAGGTAATTTATTTAAAAAAATAGCACTTATAGATAGAGAAGCGGTATATATTTACCCAAACTTACTAACATACCCACCAGATAAAAAGACATATATTACATCAAAAAGTATAACTGAAATAACTCAAACTGTAGATTATGGCAGCAACACTACTTCTATTGATGACAAAGTGGTATCAACCACAACAGGAAAAATAATAACAAGCTCTGATATATTTAGTAAATATACAGCCTCTGTTGATGGAAATTTTTTAGTTGTATTTTCTGATGCAATATTACCTAATGTATTTTATTATAATGAGAGTGATGTATTTACTAACATAGCTTTATGTCCTATGATAAGAGAAAATACACCTGAGCAAGAGAAGTCTGTTATAAAGGCAGCATATACTTCAAAGTTTCCATCAGTAGGTATCTTTGCTTTTGGCAGGGCATTTTATGCAGGTGAGCAAGAGAAACCAAATAGGATATTATTCTCGCAGGTTTATGATGGTAATATAGAAACATATGAGAAATGTTATCAAGAGAACTCACCGTTTGACCCTGATGACCCAGATGTAGTTGCAACAGATGGTGGTGAGCTTTATATAACAGGTACTAATAGAATTGTTGGGTTACTTGAATATAATGAAAGTATTTTAGTGTTTGCAGAAAATGGTGTATGGCAAATAAAAAGTGGTACATCTGGATTTTCTGCTGATGATTTTTCTGTATCAAAAATAACAGATATTGGTTGCTGCTCAGTAAGAGGATACACACAGGCTGAAAATACTGCTGTGTTTGTAAGCTATAATGGTGTATATATACTTGTGCCAGATGATATAACTGGTAAATTAAAAATAGCAAGTCTTTCTGAGAATAAAATAAATTCTTTTTGGAACGCAATATCAATTACTAATAGAGAAAACACATCAATATTTTACAACAAAGAAACAAAACAGCTATACATAATGTATAATGATATTGAGTTAGATAATTCTATAAACTGCCATTATAGTAATATACTTATTTATAATTTTAAATTCAAGGCTTGGAATAAATATTCACTGCAACAAGATACTGATGGTAGTAAATACAGAATAAATAGTTTATTCTTTTATCCAGTTGTAAAGGAACAGCTATCTCTTGTTGATAATAGAGGAAATGCGATAATAACAACATCAGGAGATTTAGTATCTCTATATTCATATACATCTAAAACTGCATTTGAGCCAGTACTACTAATGTCTAAATTAGTTGGTGGTAAGCAATACAATAGATTTTGTTATTTAAATTCAACCAATAAAATAGATTTTAAAGGTGATATAGAAGAAGAATATTATGATGCTTACATATTATCATCACATCAATTATATGGTGATATAGCAAGACGTAAATCTAATTCTTATATGTATGTTGCACTTAAAAAGGTTGACACAGGAACAACAAATGAATTAGGAATAGATATAAACCCACAAGATGTTTTATACAGAGTTGGTTTTGATTTCGTAAGCAATCCTACTTACACTGTTGATAAGTTTGGTGAGTTTTATTTGACAAATAGTAAGTATGGCAATTATAGAAAACTAATACCAAGTAAATTACCGACATCATACTACAATAAAGATAATGTTATAATTCCTATAAAATTACTTGGCTCAGGTAAAGCATTGCAATTTGAGTTTAGAAATAGAATAGATACAAGAAGTTTTAAATGTCTATCAAACAATGTTACTACATCCCCATTAGTAGACACTACTAATTGGGAAGAGATTGAGTATGACTCTACACATAGTAGTTGGGATGAGTCTTTGGTCTATAACAAAGATGATATTGTTAAAGTAATTGTTGTATATGACTTTAACATACAAGGGTGGGCAACACAGTTAATACCAAATAGTAAACCATCTGGAGTTATATAATGGTAAAGTTTCGTCAAATAGAACCATGTCCTGAAAAGTGGGGGTGGACAGAAATACCACCAGAAGAATTTAGTATTTATTTTGAGGTTACAGGATATGGATACGTATGTATAGTATTCCATCCTATGGGGGATATTGCATATTATCACGCAATGCCCTATACTAATAAAATACCAAGATTAAAAGTAATAATAGGATTTACTAACTATATTCAAGAAAGTTTAAAAAAGCTCGGTATAAATCTGTTTGTATGTAGTTATGATAATAAACCAAAAGACACTACATTAAAACTTATAACAAAACATTTAGGATTTATCCCTATCAATAATGTTACTTATGTAAAATTTTTATAAAAAGGAGATATTATGGGAGGAGTTGGTAATTTTTTCAAAGATGTTGGCAATGCTGTTGGCGATATTGTAGGTGATATTGGCAATTTAGTTGAAGATGTTTATAAGGATACTACTGATTTTGTTGCCAATGTAGCTGAAGAAACTTACGAATTCGTAACTGGGTTAGATGTAAAAAGAGAAGCAGAAAAGCAAGCTGAGGAAATACAAAAGCAATATGAAGAACAAATGGCAGAAATACAGGCAAACAGGAGGGCTGCTATTGCTAAAAGACGTAGAGAGGCTATTGCTTCTAATATATTACAAGCTGTTTCTGAGGCAGACAGAGCAACAAACACTGCTGTTAGCTCTCCTAAGTTTGGTAATGCTATCCCTTCTATCGGTAACTCAATAGATATGTCACAAGGATAGGAGGTAATATATGAACCCTACTGTTGCATTACTTGTAGCGGCTGTTGTTGTTAGTGCAATAGGTGCAGTGCAACAATATCAAACTGCAAAAGCTCAAGGCAAGCTACAAAAAGAACAATTAGAGTATGATAAGAAGTTGCAAGAGTTAAATAATGAAATACAAAAAAGAGAAGCAAGAGCTAAGGCAAGACAACAACAAGCAAAACTTACAACGCTCGCAATAGCTAAAAGAACACAATCCTCTTCTATATTTGAAGGTCAACAATTCAGTATAGACACATCTCTTGACTCCTTGCTTAATGCAATGGGTGAGGGTTACACAGCTAATATTGGTAAGATAAACACACAAGAAGCTATGGTAGAATTGCAACAACCATCACAATTAGATTTAGCTCTTGGTATAACAGGAACCGCTATAAATGCAGGTACTACATATTATGCTTATAATGCAAGTAAAACACCAACACCAACATCAGCATTTGGCAACCAAACATCAACAACTAATGTAAATACCTCTAACTTACAATTAAACTGGAGGCAACCATAATGGCAATGACTAATGGTAGTGGCTTTATTGCTTTAGGGAATGCTTTAGGCAATGCCGCTGAAACACTTGGTAAACTTGAACTTGCAGAGCAAAAAAGTAGAAATAAATTATTTGCTCAAGCAGAAGAAAATAAAGCAATCTCTTTCTTTAATGAAAGATTAAAACAGTATTCGGCTGCTGGATACAGTAAATCTGTAGCAGCAACTAAAGCATTAGATGAGCTTACAAAGAAAAGTGAGCTTGGCACTTTTGATATGGGTACAGTTTTAAGCAGTGTAAAATCTTATACAGAATTTGTAAATCTAAATACAGAAGTAGATAATATGATTGCTGCTGTTAAGGATAATAATATACCAATACCATCACATTTAATCACTGGGCTTAACAATGGTAGCCCAATAGCACTTTATAAAGCAAAAGAGCTTGTTGATAGCTCTATTAATTTATATAAATCAAAACAAGCACTTGAACAAATACAGACAAATAATTCTATGGCAGAGGCATTATCAAAGGATTATATTAATAGTTTTAATGCTGTTACTGACCACTCTATGGCAAACATAATATCTGATGTATTTAGTGGAGAATATGATTTTCAGACAGCAGTTGGTAAGTTTAATGAACTGTATGATAAACAAATTGATGATATACAAAAATTAGCAGACTCGTCAACTAAAAAATTTATTCTAAAAAACATACAAGAAAAGAAAAGAAAAGATTTAACTGCATTATTGTCTGTTGCAAAAGACTATGAGGGATATAAGAAAGCAGTTAAAGAAACAGAAGTAACAGATTTAGAAGCAACACGTAAATTCTATGAAAATAAATTGGCAATAGTAAAATCTCTAAGTGATACTATCGATTTAACTACATTAGGTGAAACAGACGCTGGTAAGATGATTAATAATCTAACTGCTGCCATATCACAAACAGACGACTCTGTATTAAAATCAAAACTTATAAATCAATTAAATTCAGTTATGGGAACTATGGCTGTAAAAAAAGATACGCTACTTGCTTTAAGTATGTTTATAGATGAAAACACTATGGGGGCAATAAAGAAGATACATAAAAATGAAAACTTAACAACACAAGATGTTTATTATATTGCAACAAAATTAATAGAAACAGACAGTATGCTACAGGGAACTGGACAACCTGAGCTATCAAAAGTTGCTTTCTTAGCAACATTGTCAACCAATACATTACAGTATTTAAAATCACGTATAGAAAAAGATGAAACTGATATTAAATATAAAGATAAAATATTAGGTTTATTAAATAAGTATATTAACATACAGAAGAACATACCAATAGCACCAGAAGGCAAATAGGTGAGTGTATGGATAACGCTATAAACAACGCCAACAAACAACACGAAGACGCATTAGCGACAATGTTTGATACATTAATGGAGTCTACTTTTGGCAACATAAACCAAACAGGTGATATACGTAGAGAAGTTGACACAACTGAAACAGATAACGGAAATAATAAACTTGATGCTGATAGTGTTGTAACTACTGATTTAGATAAACCAGACCACCCACTGAATGCTCTTGCAAGAGCAGGAGATGTGGATGCAATAGATGTAGTAGACTCAAAAGATGACGATGAATTGTGGAATAAGTTTGGTAAGTTCGATGGTGCTACAAAAGAGGCTGTAAAGAAGCAAGCTGTAATACATTCTAAAGAAAATCTTACTAATGAATTGGTTAGTAGGTTTTATGAAAATGTAGTTAATACAGCTACATCTGCTATAAAAAAGATAGATACAAATACATTAAAGAAGATAGTAAGCTCAATACCAAATAATATAAACTCATTTGCCTTATTCAGAGCTGTTGCAAGTAGTGATTTACAACTTGATGATGACACATTAAACTCTTTTAAAGACTTAGATAAGTTTCTCAATCTGCACGAAAAGATATATGGTGATATATATAAAGTATTTACTGATAATGGTATAGATTATTTTTGGGATATTGTTCAAAGGAATGATTACAATAGAGAAAAAGCATTTAATTATATGTTAGAAAACTCAGATAAGCTACCGTCTGATATGTTTATCTCCGAAGAGGCTAAAAGTAATTACCTAAAACAAATACAATTTAAATCAGTAGAAGAGAAAGACAGTATAGGTCTTGAAGAAACCTTAACAGCGCCGTCTAATATTTTATTGGCAGCCGGAATACAGCAAGCTAATTTAGGAAAGACAGGTATAAAGTTTTTAGAAGTTCAAGGCAAAGGGACTAAAGAGTTTGTAAAGAAGTATGGATTACCTATAGAGCTTATAGGGAATACTGTTGCTCAGGATAGTTTACTTATCAGCCTCGCAATACAGCCTGAGTTAGTTTTTTCATTATCAAAAGCACTTAAATCATCCGCTAAATTTACTTTGGCTAAAATAAATAAACTAATTGATGTTGGTAGTGTTGCTGAAAATTTATCATCGACAGTCATTAAAGAAGAGATAGAAGACTATGTAGGCAGAGGGGCTGTTAAAACACTACATACTGGTAACTCAAAGGCAATTAAGAAGTTATTAGGCACTGATGTAGAGGCTGTTTTATTTGATAAAGATGGTAAGGCATTGTCTAATATTCCAGTTGTTGGGGATTTTAAAGCAAGTTTAAAAACACCTACAAAAGAAGCAGTATTAGATATAAGTCTTGACATACCAAAGAAAGGAAGTGGAGTTAAATTAACAGTAAATCAAATAGAAAATGCTATTGATGTTGAAGATGCTATATTAAAAACATTACAAGATAAGGGTAACATTGTAATAAAAGCAAATAATATTGAAGAAGGTCTTACCAATATATCTAACTCTTTATTTGGTAGTGGTGTTAAAAGACAAGTTGCAATGGATAGAATAAATCAACTGAATAATGTTACTAAACAATTAATGAAAACACCAAATGATAAAAAACTTATTGATGAATATTTTAATTTGTTAGAGGGTAACTTAGATGATTTGTTTTTAACAACACACGATACTATCAGAAGTGTCAATTATAAAAATATCTTTGATACATTTGATGATGAGATAAATAATTCATCAAAGAATATTGTATCAGCTATGTCTAAAGACTTTCTAAACAAAATACTGTCACCATTTGTAAAATCGCCAACAATTAAAAATGCTATGGTTGAAATACCATCTAACATACACGACAGAATAACATCATTAAACAAATCTATGTTGTCTTTTATAACAAAACAATATAAAGAACTTAGTTTGAGTGATAAATATAAACTTGAAAGACTACTTTTACTTGGTGATAGGCTTGGTGCTGAGTTTAATATAGCTACTATTGAGAGAAGATTTGGTGAAAAAGTAGCTCAATCATATAAAAATATCAGAGCCTTCTTTAATAACACACATAAAATATTAGATAAAGAAATGACTAACTATCTAAAAACAAAAGGCTTCTTTAGTTATAAAGGAAGTCCTGTTAAGATAGTCGAAAGGGTATCAGATACTGAGGCTAAGGTATTCAATATAGAGAAAGGGACTACTGAGATAGCACCTTTAAATAAAATAACAGAGTTAGAGTCATTTGTAAAGTTTAATGAGGGTTATGTGCCAAGAATACCTTATGGTGAATACTCAATATCAATAGTTAATAAAAAGAAAAATAAAGTATCAAAGACATATGCTGGATTGAAAAGCAAAAGTGATATACTAAATACAATAAGTAAATTAAAAGTAAATAAAAAAACACACGCTATTGTAGTTCATTCTATTAATGAAGACCCTATACACGCAATGGCAACTGGTGTTAGTGGCAAGTTTGATACTATTGATATAGGAACTAAGAATGACTTCATAGATAAACTCATTGAGCTTGGTGTTGACACAGATACAATAGCAGATATAATTGTAAAGAATGGGGATGATGTTTCAGCCTCTGTTATAAATTACTTTACTGGTATAACAGGCAGAGCCAAAGCAAGAGCAAAAGGAAATATTGGTAGATTTAAACACATATTAAAGCAAAGGAAATTAGCATTTGAAAGTTCCCAAATATACGCAAGAATACTTTCAAGATATGCCGGTTTTGAGCAAATAAAAGAAAAAGCAACAAAAGATTTTATTAAGAAGTATAGAAACTTATTATACACTGATAAAAATGGTATTATAGATTGGACAAGATTTAATAGCACAGCACCTAAAATGAAAGGGTATCTTGCTGCAAAGCAAATACAAGACCAATTGAGAAGATGGCATAACATACCTAACCCACACGTTGAATACATAGCTAATAAGATAGAAGGTGTTGTATCAAGAAAGTTTAATGATAAATTATTTAATGCAGTTCCTGATAAAGATATAAGAGTTAAATTAAATATAACACCAACAGTAGATAAATTCAATAAAGCTATGACATCTCTTGGCTATAGACTTAGATTTTTTGGTGCAATAGACATGGCTTTATTGCAAGGTGTCCAGTCACTTGTTACTCTTTCTGCAAGACCAGAGATTGCTGCACAAACATTGAAAAAGTCAGCAGATTTAGTAGCATACTTTTCTGTTAAAAAATTAGGCTTAGATAAGTTTATGCCTTTCTTTGATAATGTTGCCAAAGACTTTGATGATTTAATTAATGCAGGCATATTTAGTTCTCTTTTACCAGAAGAGGCTTTACAAAATTTTAGGTTTTTAAAATATGGTAGTTTGCCAATAGTTGCTGGTGAGAGTTTAAACAGGCTTGTAGCAGGTGCAAGTGCTTTAATAAGAGCCGAAGAGCTTGGTATTAAGAAAGGTACACAAGAATATTATGATTTCATAGCAAATCAAACTAAGAAGTATGCTCTTGATATGTCAAGGTTTAGTAGAAGAACACTATCAGAAGGCATATTGTCTTGGAATGTAGGTCAGTTTAAAAGATACTTCTCACAAATGACTGATTTGTTTTATAAAGAAATGACACCAAGAGAGAAATACTTAACTGGTGTTTATATGTTTGAATTGTTTGGACTAAATGGGATACCTTTAACAGGTGATATAAAAGCATTCTATGAAGAAAATGAGCCACAATTACAGAATGCTTTTGCACAGCTTGCCTATTCATTTACAGATTTATATACAAGTGGTGATGTTAAAGGTTTATATGAGTATATGTATGAGCAAGGATACATAGATAAAGATACTTTAGGTAAGTATATAAAAGACTATCTTGATACTGGTATAAATAAAGATGTGTTGAGTAATATAGAGAAAGAGATTTATATAAGAGATGTTGTTGAAAACGCTAACAGTATGATAGATGTTATAGAAAATATTGTTAAGAAAGAGGGAATACTTGGAAAGTTTTCTGATAGGTTTGCTTTTGGTGCTTTTTTTAATCAGATGTATGATATGGGTTTACTTTCATTTACAGGTACATTAGTTAGTGGTTTAAGTAAAGCAGGTGCTATATCTCTTAAATCTATTTATAATTCATTTTTAATGGATAAGATAACAGAAAGAGAGATAGCAGAAACATCACACGACCCAGACGCAGAGCCAAAGTTTTACACTAACCTTATGATGAAAAATATTTACAAAAATGCACGCTCTATTGTGTATTCAATAAACCCAACAGGTGCTAAGATTGCTGATTTAATGATGGCACTGGGTGTTGCAACAGAAAAAGAAATGGAATTTAAAGATGCTTGGGAAGAAATAGAGGGATTTATAATTTATAATACAAAAGGCAAACCTCTTGTTTTAAATGCAGGGTTAAAAGATGTAGCTAAATTTCTGTTAGGTGTTGACTCACAAGCATTAAATAAAGAAAAAAGCTTAGGGTATAAGTATAGTAAATATTTAAAACAAATAGATAAAATAACTACTAATATGGCTCAAAGAAAATTAGAATATGAAATGGCAGGGGAGTTTGATAAAGCTATTCAAATGGATATGATGTTTGATATTTCTGCTCACGTAAACTCTGAGGGTATTTTATATAGCTTAATTAAAAAAGATTACCAAAAAAAGTATAGAGCTTTATCAGGCAAATACAACCCTTACACAGATAATCCAGTTAATAAGATACGTCTATTGAATTTATCAAAAGATGCTGGGTTAATATCTGAAGAAGATTTAAAAGAATATTTAGATGAAATAAATAAATAAATAGGAGGGAATATGATACCTATATGGAATAAGATTAAAGGACAAGCAACAAACATAGCGTATCAAATAAACGATGCGTTAGATGCCTTCTCTAATGTAATGTCTAAGCTATTACCAAAAGATGGTTCTGAGCCAATGACAGGTAATTTAGATATGAACGGTAAGCAGATATTAAATGTTGATGGTATTTTCGTAACAGGAACTTCTGGTAATATAGCGTCAGCAGACGCTTTAAACCAGGCAGTAGATGCTGCAAGTACAAGTGCTAATGATGCACACTCATGGGCTACTTCACCTGAAGATAGTCAAGTAACTGACAGTCAAGGAAAAAGCGGATATTCTGCACTCCATTATTCAAACAAAGCAGAACAACACGCTAACAGTGCACAAGTATCAGCGAGTAATGCTGCAACGTCTGAAGCTAATGCACTATCTTATCTCAACGATTTTAAAGGGAGATACTACGGTGCTTACTCTTCAGACCCTGCTACCGACCCTTTGGGCAATCCTATTGATACTGGTGACGTATATTACAACACAACAGAAAACAAGCTCAAATACTGGACAGGTAGCACTTGGGATTACTGGAGTCAGAATGCTGATACTGTGGATGGTTATCATGCAGGGAACAGCAGTGGACAAATACCTATAAATAATGGGGCACTAAATACTAACTTAAATGCTGATAATGTAGATGGGTTTCATGCGAGTTTAACACCTTCAGCTAATACAATAGTTCCGCTTAACTCAAGTGGCATTTTAGATTTATCAACAACATATATAAAAAGTGATGCTTATACATTTAGAAAGGTGGATTTAACAAATGCTACAAGTGATTATATGCTGCAAGTAGGTGAAGAGGCTATAATAAATTTTACAAACGCTACAAGTGTTCCTTTACATATAGCGACGCAGAGCTGGACTTATTACGAATGTCATTTGGTTTGTAGTAATCCTGGGGGAACTTCGGGTGGAACGGCAGCAGGTATTTTTTTAAACCCTAATAATACAACTTATAGCAATTCTTTTGTATGTGCTTCAATTTCTCGGAATTCACAAGCCGAAGGGTCAGGTTATGCTACTTATTCTGCTTTTAGATGTGGATGGGCGTTTATAAGTTCTGTTTTTTATGTAACAAATTTTGTCCAATATAAAAATGTAAAAGGAATTTATGATACATATGGACAAAGTGTCGATTATCCAGGTTTGACAACTTTTTCCACAGATTGGCGAGATACTACAACTCTTTGGACTTCTCTTGGGACAATTACTTTTCCTCAAGTCACTTCAGGATATACCATAGTTAGGAGGATAAAATGAAAGTATTTGCATATATACATCCACAGCTTAACACTCTTTGTTGCGCTTTACTTCCTGAAGCTGTCCCACAAGGAGTTAATGCTGTAGAATTGGAAGTAGAGAGCACTGATGATATTATCTATGATGGGGTACAGATAAGACTGAAGACAGAAGCAGAAAAACTCGCAGAAGAAAAGCAAAGAAAACTTAAGGGACTAAAACGGTATGTGGCTACACTGCTTGAACCGACTGACTATGTTGTGACAAAAATTTCAGAAGCAGAAACACTTGGAGACACAGAAACAGCAGAACAGCTTAAACAAAAATACGCAACACAACTCCAACAGCGTCAGATTATTAGGCAGTGGAACGAGCAAATGAAGCAAGCTATAAATAATGCTTCTACTGTTGAAGAGTTAAACAGCGTAGAGATAAAGTATGATGGTAAATAAGGGGATGAAGAAAATGTTAAGAGATTTGCTAAATACTACAATGGAGATGTAGAGGGCTATAGTAGAAAAATAAGGAGGTTATTAGAAAATGTTTAATTTTATACCTGTTATAGGCACAGTATTAGATAAGGTATTTGGAGTAGTTGATAAGGCTATTCCTGATAAAGATTTGGCAACTAAATTGAAAGCAGAATTACAACAAAATATATTATTAAAAGATTATGACCTTATCACTAAAGAGCTTGAGGGAAAGTCAAATATAATAATAGCCGAAGCTAAATCAGACAGTTGGCTTGCTCGCTCTTGGCGACCAATAACAATGCTAACTTTTGTAGCACTTATAACTGCCGACTGGTTGGGATTTACAGCCGCAAATCTCACACCAGAAATGAAACTAAAACTGTATGACATTATTCAGCTTGGTCTTGGCGGGTATGTTATTGGTAGGTCTGCTGAAAAAGTATTGCCAAGTGTAATGAAAACTCTCGGGGGCAGACAATGAATTTAGTAAACTTTAAATTAGACGAATTTAGATGTCCTTGTTGTGGCTCTGTGCATATGAATGAAAAGTTTCTATATATGCTTGACATTGCAAGGACAACTGCTGGAATACCTTTTGCAATCACATCAGGATATAGGTGTGAAAAACATAATAAAGAAGTAGGTGGCAAACCTAACTCTGCTCATACAAAAGGTTATGCAGCAGACATACATTGCACAACTTCAGGTAACAGATATAAAATAATTAATTCTTTAATTAAAGCTGGATTTAATAGAATAGGCATTGCCGACGATTTTATTCATTGCGACAATGACCCTTCTTTGCCTCAATACGTTATTTGGATATATTAAATATAAATACAAGGAGGGGATATGGTAGATAACGTTACCGAACACATTAAAAATCTTGAAACAAAGATTGCTGTTTTGTCTGACAAGATGGATAGGCAAGAGAAACTGCTTGAGAAGGTTGTAGTAATAATAGAAAAGCAATCTGTGATGAGTGAGCAGATTGCAAATATAAAAGAAAGTTTAGATATAGCACATAAAAAGATAAGAGTTATAGACGAAAAAGGGACTAATCTATGTGGTGGGCATATTATGCAAACAAAAACTATTGAGAGTAGAATTGACAAAATGGAAATGAGAGCTTGGCAGATTTGGTTTGCGATATTTTTACAGATGATAGGTCTTGTTGTAGGTTATATAAAATTTCATAATTAAAAAGGGGCTTAAAGCCCCTTTATTTAATTCATATATCTACAATCAGGGCATAAGCAATCTTCATTATGTGTTTCTACTTTCTTCTCAAGTTCTAATAACCAATTAAGATACACATTTCTTTTTTCTAAATCTTCATTTAATTTATTATAATCTTTTAAACCAGCTCTCAGGGAATATTTTAAAATATTCCCTTTGAGATAGCCTTTAAATTCTTCCTCTGTTAAACTATCTTTAATAATATCTATTACCTCTTTCTTTAACCAGTTATAATGATATGGTTTCTTTACATTATCATACATAACTATACCTCCTTAGTTTATATCACAAGCACCTCCAACACATGCGTATTCTTTAGCCCCTGTTGTGTAGTCATCTTTTTCATATTCTGTTAGCTTTGTAAAATCTATATTCTTAGGAAACTTAGCCAACAATTCTTCGTATCTTTGCTTGTCTATTTCTTCGTATGGTGCTAATGTATACACACCACCATCGTATGGTAGAAAAGACAATCCACCTACAACATCCCAATTCTTATATACCCAAGCACCTACTTCTAACCATTCTTCATCTTTAACATAAATAGTTACAGAGGGGTTATGGTCTGTATAGTTTTCTTTAAACTTTTTCCAAAACTCTAACTGTTCTAAAGCATTCATGTCACTTCTATAAACATTGCTCTTGTGATGTATTGGAAATTCAAACACTCTTGTTGTGCAATCTTTCTCAGACTGTCCTACTTCAGGTGAATTAGGCACACCTATATCAATTAAGAATTTACACATAGGGTCAGTAGTAGACACCCTAACTCTTCTTATGTAATAAGGCGCATATGCAGGATGTATCCCAGAACTTGACATCACAAGTTGTGATACCGTCCCAGATGGTTTAACACAAGTTACTGCTTTAGCTTTATTAATGCCTAATGTAGTAGCAAAGATACCATTCCAATATCTTGCGTGAGCCTTGATATCTTTTAATATATCTTTACCGGCATTAAATACAAAAGGACTATCACAGATACCTGTTAAGGACACACCTAATAACCTTTCATCTTGAACGTTATTCTTCCATTCCTTACCTAAAAACTTAAAATCATCTAAGGTAGCTTGTAGTGTCCCTAATAGGGTTGCATATTTAATTTTAGTCATTATACTTTTGTAGTCATCTTCAGGCCTACAAACAACCTCAGTAAGATTACAAAACTCTTTTGATTTCAGTATTATCTC